TTGTGATTTGTTTTGACCAAGAAGAAAAAACTGGTGAAGATAAATATTTTAATAAGTTGTATAAGATGGCAGAGAAATATAAGAATTATTGTAAAATAAGTTTCATCTATGACAGAGATGGACTTTTAAATTTAAAAGATTCTCCTACTGATAGAGGAGAAGAAACTTTTAGAAAACTATTAGAAAGAAGGGTTTTTGTAAGATGAAGTATATTCTAACTAACAAAGAAATTAAGTCGAACTATGGTGCCGAGGTATTATATGCTCGTGGGGTAAAAGAAGTAGATGAATTCCTATATCCTTCTCCCGTCCAGCTTCAAGATGCTACGGCGCTTGACAATATTCAGAAGGCGGCGCGCATTGCGTATGATGTCGTAAAAGCAAATGGCCGTATTGCACTAATTGTAGACTGTGATGTGGATGGCTATACATCTTCCGCGATTATCTATCAGTATCTAAATTGTCTAAATCCCGATTTGGAAATTGATTATTATCTTCACGAGGGAAAGCAGCACGGTCTTGAGGATATGATGGAAAATCTTGAAGGAAAGGACTATTCTCTTTTAATTATTCCCGATGCTGGCTCTAATGATAGTCACTATATTGATAAACTAAATATTCAAACTATTGTAATCGACCATCATATTTTGGAAGATGAAAGCACTACTCCTTTAATGACTTTGGTTAATAATCAAACTTCTCCTAATTACATCAACAAGAATCTATCTGGCGCAGGCATGGCTTATCAGTTTTGTGTTGTTCTTGATAATGTGGCTGGTGTGAATTATGCCAATGAGTTTATTGACCTTGCCGCACTTGGAGTATGCGGCGATATGATGAGTGGTCTTGAGCCAGAAAACCAATATCTCTGGCGAGAAGGCTTTTCCAATGTAAAGAATTTTTTCTTCCAGACTTTAATGCGCAAGCAGGCTTATTCAATTACTGGTCAAGTCGCGCCTTCTGATAGAGAAATTATGGAAAAATTAACTCCTATTTCAGTTGCCTTTTATATTGTCCCTCTAATCAACGCAATGATTCGTGTTGGTACGATGGCAGAAAAGGAGCGTTTATTCTTGGCCTTTATTGATGGTGAACGCCTTGTTCCTTGTAACAAGCGTGGCGCAAAAGGCACAATGGAAAAGGTTGCGATTGAATCTACGCGCGAATGTACCAATGCTAAAAAGCATCAGGATGACCAAAAGAAAGATGTGGCCGAAGCTTTGGAGATTAAGATTCATAAGCATGGACTACTTGATAATAAGGTTTTGTTTATCCGACTTGATGATGATGACGTGTTCCCAAGTGAGTTAAATGGTTTGGTATGTATGCAGCTTTCTCAAAAGCATAAGCGTCCTACAATTCTTGCTCGACTAAATAATGAAGGTTTTATTCGTGGTAGTGCGCGCGGACTAAACAAAAGCGAAATTACGTCCTTTAAGGATTTTCTTGGCGAAAGTGGAATGTTTGAATATACTATAGGCCATGATAATGCCTTTGGTATTAGCATTTCAAACTCCAAGTTAAGCGACTTCCATAATTATGCAAATGAGAAGTTGGCTAATGTAAACTTTGGGGAAAATGTTTATGAAGTTCAATTTGTGCGGCGCGCTGTGGATGGAGATATTGCTGATATTACTTTTGACCTTGATAAGTACAATAAAGTTTGGAGTCAGCAGAATGATACTCCTCTAATTGTTGTAAAAGATATCTTTGTAAATAAGGAAGATATTAAAGTAATTGGTAAGAATAAAGATACGATTCGTTTTGAGAAGAATGGTATTACATATATCAAATTCTTTGGTAAGGCGCTAATTGAACAGCTTCAGCAATATGATGAAATGAAGATTGATGTTGTTGGAAAGACAGCCGTTAATAATTGGCAAGGAAGAACGACTCCCCAAATTTTAATAGAAGACCTTGAAGTTGAAGATGCTAGACTTGCTTTCTAAACTTGATATTTCTAAAAATTTATGATATAATATTTATATAAAGTGGATGAGATTTATGGAGATTTTATCATTTTATTTTACTTGTAATTAGAATGAAATGGTAAAAGAGGTGCAAAGATGTTCATTTATAAAGCAATAAGCAAAACAACTGGTAAAGTTTATATTGGTCAAAGTTCTCAAACTTTACAAGAAAGAATTAATCAACATAACTCTCATGCTTATGGTTCACAATATAATTATCACTTTCATAATGCAATTCGTAAGTATGGCGCAGAAGATTTTAACTATGAAATAATTGAAGACAACATAACAGATGCCGCTACTTTAAATGAGAGAGAAAGATTTTGGATTAAATACTACGATTCTTACTATAATGGGTATAATTCAACTTTGGGTGGTGACGGACATCAAACCAGAGATGATGAATTAATTATTAAATTATTTAACGAAGGGAAAACTACCAAAGAAATATCTGAAATTACTGGATATAACAGAGGGACTATTTATAAAAGTTATAAAATAAATAATAAGACTAATGAAAATAATAAACGAAAAAATGAACAAACCAAAATAAGATGTTCTCGTCCAGTTGAGCAATATGACTTACAAGGTAATTTTATAAAACTTTGGGAATCTGCTTCGGAATGCGGCAGAACTTTTGGAAACGAATCTTTTATTAGTGCTATTTGTAGATAGGAAGAAAACATTATTACTGCTTATGGTTATTTATTTAAATATGCAGACGACCCTTAGGATATTAAAATATGGGTTGAAAGAGTGGCAAATAAAAAAAATGGTGGAAAACCAAAAAAACAAATAGGGCAATATGATTTAAATTGGAATCTAATTTCTGTTTATAATTCTGGGGCTGACGCTGCAAAGGCTCTAGGGAAAAATGACAAAAGCAATATTTGCGCGGCAGCGAGAAAGGAAGGTAAAGCATATGGATTCTTATGGAAATACGAATAATAAAAGTGGCTATCCAGGAAGTCTTCACAACCACACTGATTTTTCAAATTTGAGACTTCGGGATTGCATAATTAAGGTCGAAGATTTACTATGGCACGCCGCGAAACTTGGACATGAAGTAGTCGGAATTACTGACCACGATAGTTTAAGTTGTCACATAAAAGCAGAAAAAATATACAAAAAGGTAAAAGAAAAATATCCTAATTTTAAGATGATTAGAGGCAATGAAATTTATCTCGTCCGAAATGGTTTGAATGCTGATAATTTTAATAGAGACTTTGACAAATATTATCATTTTTGCTTGTATGCAAAAGACGCCACCGGGCACCAGCAAATTCGAGAAATCTCAACTCGTGCGTGGAATCGTTCTTACATGGCGCGCGGTATGCGTCGAGTTCCTACATACTATCAAGACCTGATTGATATTATTGGAGCGAATCCTGGACACGTTATTGGTTCCACGGCTTGTCTTGGTGGCGCGCTTGCGACTCAGTTAATGAAATTTCAAGTCCTTTCAAGAGGTACCGGAAAGATCGAAGCTGCTTTAAATTTAAAGGAAAAAATTATTTCTTGGTGTAATCAAATGAAGAATCTCTTCGGAGAGGGTAATTTCTTCTTTGAACTTCAACCTTCTGAAAGTCATGAGCAGACTTATGTAAATAGACAGTTAATTGGTTTGTCTATTTTGCTTGATATCCCCTATATTATCACCACTGATAGTCACTACTTGAAAAAGGAAGATGCCGATGTTCATGCGGCTTTTCTTAACGCGCAAGATGGTGATCGAGAAGTTAAGTCTTTCTATGCTACGACTTATATGATGAGTACAGAAGAACTTGAAAGTCATATGGATTTAACAGAAGAAGAACTCGAAAAGGCTTATGATAATATTCGCGCAATTAAGGATATGTGTGAAGATTATAGTTTAATGAAGCCTTTAAAGATTCCCCAACTTCCTTGGAGAGATTTAGGTTCTTATCAAATCGACCAAAGAACATGGTGTAAACGAATTCCCTATCTCGATAAGTTTTGGAGTTCAGAGTATGAAGGAGATAAGGAGCTTGCTGATGCAATTTGTTTAAAACTAATGGAAGATGAAAGACTCCATGATTTTAAGATTTATGATGCAATCAATGAATGTCTTGAAATGACTTGGATTTCTTCGGAAGTAAATAAAACTCATTGGTCAGCATATTATCTAAATCTCCAAAAGATTATTGAGGAATGTTGGAACGCAGGAACACTCGTAGGATGCGGGCGCGGTTCTGGTGTAGGTTTCATTTTGTTGTATTTGCTTGGTATCACTCAAATAAATCCTCAATGGGAGACAACTCAAACTTTTGCTTGGCGTTTCCTTAACCCAGATCGTGTATCTGTACTGGACGTTGACGTAGACATTGAGGGCGGCCGTCGTGGTCAGGTTTTGAATCATCTGCGCCAAGTGTATGGTAATGACCGAGTAGCAAACGTAACCACTTTCGGCACTGAAAAAGCAAAAAGTGCAATTCAAACAGCTTGTCGTGGTTTAGGTATTGATGTAGATATTGCTCAGTATTTGAGTTCGATGATTGCGGCAGATCGTGGTCTTCAGCGTAGTTTGAAGCAAACTTTCTATGGCGATGAAGAAAATGATTTTCTACCTAATAAACAGTTCGTTTATGAAATGACAGAAAATTATCCCGAAGTTTGGGCAATCGCGCAGAAGATTGAAGGACTTGTATGTCGAAGTGGTATTCACGCGGGCGGTGTGATTTTCGTTGATGAACCTTTCACAAACTCAACTGCTCTAATGCGCGCGCCAGATGGAACTTTGGTTACACAGTATGACCTTCACGATTGCGAAGATGTATCACTAATTAAATATGACTTGCTTTCTGTTGAAGCATTGGATAAGATGCATATTTGTCTTGACTTGTTGGTTCAGGATGGATATATTAAACCAGAAACAAGCCTAAAAGAAACTTACGAAAAAGTAATTGGTATCTACAACCTTGAAAGAGAAGATAAGAAGATGTGGAAAATGGTTTGGAACCATCAAATTTCTTCTCTGTTTCAAATGGAGAAGCAATCTGGTATTCAAGGAGTTGCTTTGGTTAGACCGGAAAGTGTTGATGACTTGGCAACTCTAAACTCTGTAATTCGTCTAATGGCGCAGGAGAAGGGCGCTGAACAACCACTAAATAAATTTGCTCGTTTCAAAGCAGATATTAGTTTGTGGTATGACGAGATGGCGCGATATGGTTTAACAGAAGATGAAATGAAGATTCTTGAACCGATTATAAAACTTTCTTATGGCATTTGTGAAAGCCAGGAAGGATTCATGCAGTTGGTTCAGATGCCAGAATGTGGTGGATTTGACTTGTCTTGGGCAGATAGACTTCGTAAGTCTATTGCAAAGAAGAATCCTGCAGATTATGAAAAACTTCAAACTGAATACTTTGCGCGAGTCGAAGAAAAAGGTTTGAGCAAGAGACTTTGTAATTATGTGTGGAATGTTCTGGTAGCAACGAGTAGAGGTTATGGTTTTAATAAGAGCCATACTCTTGCTTATTCATTGATTGCGCTTCAAGAAATGAATCTAGCTTTCCATTATCCAGTTATTTACTGGAACACCGCTTGTTTGATTTCTGATAGCGGCGGTGCCGAAAGAGATGATTCTGAACTTAGTGAAGATGAAGAAAGAGAAGATTTATGGTTTGTTGAAGCAGAAAGTGTTGTTGAAGAGTTTGTAGAAGAAGATGATGAAGAAGATGAAGAGGATGAAGAAGAAGTTACTGTAAAAAAGAAAAAGAAAACTCGTTCAGCAAACTATGGTAAAATTGCTAGCGCGATTGGTAAAATGAAATCGGAAGGCGTTGAGATTGTATCTCCCAACATTAATAAGTCGTCTTTCACTTTCTCTCCTGACGCGGAAACAAATACGATTCGTTTTGGTTTGAGTGGTATCACACGAATTGGCGAAGAGCTAATTCAAAATATCATTGAGAATAGACCTTATGAGTCTGTAGAGGACTTCTTAAAGAGAGTTAAAATCAATAAACCTCAAATGGTTAATCTGATTAAAGCGGGCGCATTTGATGATTTTGGTGATAGGTTTGGTTTGATGGTAAAGTATATTGAATCTATCAGTGATAAGAAAAATCGAATCACTTTACAGAATATGAAAATGCTAATTGATTTTGGTTTGATTCCCGATGAATTTGACCTTGAGCGCCGTGTATATAATTTTAATAAGTATTTGAAGAAGTTTAAGTTTGAGAAATATTATCTGTTAGATAATATTGCTCTTGGATTCTTTGATAAACACTTCGATATTGATATACTTGTCCCAACGGATAAAGTTGAAACTGGTTTAATGATTGAACAAGTTAAATGGGATAAGATTTATCAAAAACATATGGATATTGTTCGTCCTTATGTTAAAACTCACAATCAAGAACTGCTTGAGGCAGTGAACTCAAAGTTGGTTAAGGATATGTGGGATAAGTATTGTAAGGGTAATATCAGTAAATGGGAAATGGATAGCGTTTCTTGTTATTTCCATGAACATGAACTTGCTGATGTTGAGGAATATTATTTCGATTGTGTAGACTTTAATGAGTTGAGCGAACAGCCCGAAGTTGATTCTGTATTTACGATTAAGGGCAAACAAGTTCCTATTTTTAAAATTTATCGTATTATGGGAACAATTTTGGATAAAGATAAGGCAAAGAAAACAGTAACCTTATTAACAAATACTGGTGTTGTAACTGTAAAGATTTATGGTGATGTTTATTCTCACTATGATAAGCAGGTGTCTGAGAAGAATGTGGCAACTGGTAAGAAAAAGGTTATTGAAAAGTCTTGGTTCACAAGAGGTAATAAGATTATCGTAACTGGTATTCGGCGCGATGATATGTTCATGGCGAAGAAATATTCGAGAACTCCTTATCATCTTGTAGAATTAATTACTGAGGTTAAGGGTGAGAGAATTATGACTCGTGGAGAAAGAACTGAAGTGGTATGAGTATTGGGCTATATGATATTGATTTTATGACTTATATTCATGTTCCTTTCAATCTCACCCTAATGAAACTCGCGGCTTATTACAAAAAGAAAAGAGAAGTAGTAGTTCTGGCTCCTTATTTGGAGCCAGAGCGATATCAAAAGATGTATGTGGTTAAGGACTATTTTGATGGAAATTTTGATAGAAGAATTCTTGAATCAAATGTAATATATAGTGGTCATGCGTTTACAAAAGACTTTTACAGCGCGATGGCGCCGGAAATTGAGATAATGAAACCAGATAAATATCTTTATCACAAGTATGATAAAATGTTTTGTATTAACAAGTCAAAAGAGTCTTTATTTAAAACAATGACCAATGCAGAACATATACGACTTTCACTTGATAATAAAACAATTTGGCCTGGTTATAAAAAAACTTATTCTTTTTCTCCTACAACGCGCGCCGTCATCTTTCATGATTATAATATAGCCTCTTTAGAAAATGGATATGAGACTGTGAAAGAAATTATTTCTGAAATGAATCAAAATTGGTTTCATGGGCCATTACTCGGCGCGAAGTTCCCAATTCAAGTTTCAACACCAGAAGATTTATTTAATTGGATGGATTTTAAAGCCATGGACATCTTTTATAATATTCAGTATAATAATTTAATGAGCGATGAACTTGTTAATGAAACTGTGCAAAGATTTCCAATGAATAGTAAAAAGATGTGGTATAATGTAACCTCGACATCATACAACGAGAACCATTTTTCAAAAGAAGTCTTACCAAAAATTTTTCGTCAGGCTTTATTTTTTCGGACTCACCATATACCAATCCTACTTAAATATGACGATAATTTTTTCAAAGACGAAAGATGGGAACGAGTTATTAAATTGATAAATGGTTATGTCTCAATGAATAACAGAGCGCCAAAGAAAGAAGGCTTTAGAGATTTCAGTAGAACTTTTACAATGTTTAGATATGTAACTTCAAAAAATCTTGTAGAAGCACCTTCCAGTGATTGGACAATTGAAGAGTTAAGAGATTTATTCCAATTCGTCAGAGAAGAAAGTTATGAAACATTTAAAATGTTTTATGAATCATGTTTAATGGAATATAAAGGAGGAAAAATTAATGACATCTAAAGAAATTAAAGAGAAAATTGATTTTAACAATAAACTCATTAGAGATATGTTTAATCCTAATCAATTTACTTTAAATAACACGGTGCGCGAACTTCTTGAAGAGAATGCGCGGCTCCAAGAAAAATGCGAACATAAATATGCTGATGGTTATTGTGTTTATTGCTACAAGGAGAAGAAATAATGATAATACTTTATTCAACTGGTTGTCCTCGTTGCACTGTTTTAGAAAAGAAACTTGAGCAGAAAAAAATTGAATACTCTAAAATAACTGACGTAGATGTAATGCTAGCGATGGGAATTAAGTCTGTTCCAATGCTTCAAATTGATGACGCCGCGCCAATGGATTATATGAAAGCAGTTAATTGGGTAAAGGAGCAGTAAAATGAACATTAATATTAGATTAAGCAAAAACTTTACTACCGCATATAACAAAATGCAAGAAGCCTACGGCGAAGAAATCGCGCGAATCAATGGCTTCTCAGATGGCCTTCTATCATATACAGACTTCATTGATAATTTCGTTGATACAGAAACAGTGGCAGATGCTTCTGTAGATGGTAATGCTAACGTTGGTCAAAAAGATATCGTAACTCTAATCAATGAAATGCCTAAACCTCATCAAAAGCTTTTGGCTTTCAATAAAATCTATCACGAAATCAATAAGAAATATGGCTTTAAAGTGGCAAATGATTGGCTTCGCGCGGAATGGGATGGACATCTATATATGCATGATGCGAATACCACTTCATTCGTTCATTATTGCTTTGCTTATGATTTAAAAGACTTGGCTGAAAAAGGTCTATTCTTTATTGAAAACTTTAATGCTGAACCTCCTCAGCACTTAGAAACTTTTGTCGATTTTGTTAAAGAGTTTGTAAGTTGGGCTTGTAATCGAAGCTCTGGCGCGGTTGGTTTACCAAATCTAATTCCTTATATGTATTATTTTTGGAATAGAGATTGTGAGAAAGGTTATTACACAGTTTCTCCCGAAAAATATGCTGAGCAACAAATCCAACGTCTTATTTACGCTTTAAATCAACCTTTCCTGCGCGGCGGTATTCAATCTGCCTTTACGAATACATCTGTATTTGACCGCCCCTATCTTGAGGCTCTATTTGGCGGCGCCGAGTTCCCAGATGGAACCTTCATGATTGATGAAATGGAAGGCATTATGGAATTCCAAAAGCTTTATATGGAAACAATGAGTAAAATTCGTTCTCATAATATGATGACTTTCCCAGTAAGCACTATTTCTCTATTAAAACAAAATGGCAAATTTGAAGATGAAGATTTTGCAATTTGGGCTTGTAAGCACAATATGAAGTGGAATGATTCAAATATCTTTGCTGATTCAAGTGTCAATAGTCTATCCAATTGTTGCCGCCTAAAATCTAACATTGAAGACCTTGGTTATTTTAACTCAATCGGCGGCACTGCTTTAAAGGTTGGTTCTGTAAAGGTTAATACAATTAATCTCGCGCGCCTTGCTTTGGAGAATAAAACTGAGAAGGACTATTTAGTTGCTTTGCGCGATATGGTTGAGTTAGACCTCAAAGCTCTTGATGCAGTAAGATATATCATTCGCAGAAATGTTGAGAAAGGTTTGTTAAAGAATTTCACTCTTGGCTTAGTTGATTTTGAGCATTTGTATAATACAATTGGCTTTATTGGTATTTATGAGACAATGAAGTCTTTTGGATATGTAAGATATGATGAATTTGGCAATTGCTTCTATACCGAAGAAGCTGAAAAGTTTGGCAAAAAGATTTTCGATGTAATTCATAATGTAGCTGATAACTTTAAGCTTGATAAAGATTACATGATTAACTGTGAAGCTATTCCTGGCGAAAGTGCTGCCGCGAAGCTAATGAAGAAAGACAAATTCTTCTTCCCCGAAACCGTAGTAGATGACCTACCTCTCTATGGTAATCAGTTTATTCCTCTCGGCATTAAAACCACTCTTCAAGAAAGAATTCGTATCGCTGCAATGTTTGATGGATTCTGTAATGGTGGTAGCATTCTTCATGCCAATATCGAAGCGCCATTTAAGACTTTTGAACAAGCTTGGGATATGCTTAATTACATTACTGACCAGGGAGTAACCTATTTTGCTTTTAACACAAAAATTCAAGCCTGCGCGAAGAACCATGCTTTCTATGGCACAGTTTGTCCCGAATGTGGCGGCCCTGTTGAGACAGAATATACACGAATTGTAGGTTTCTACACACCAGTAAAAACTTATTCCAAAGAAAGAAAAGCAGAATACGCAATGCGCGAATGGGAGAATGTATAATGGCTGAAATGAATATGGATACTGTTTCGCTAAGCAGAGTAAAAAAATTAGTAGAACAATTAGAAAGACAAAAGGCGCAACTTGAACTAAGTGAAGAAGATGACTTAGAAGTTGCTTTTGAATATATAATTGGCAGTCTATTTCCAACAGCTTATCAAAATATGAAAAATGCCTGTCGCGCCTTCTATATTGAAGGATATAATGAAGGGAAGAAAGCGAATGAAAATTAAAGGTTTAAATGAGTGTGATATAGTAAATTATAAAAAAACCTCAATGTTTATTGTATTTCCTCATTGTAGCTTTAAATGTGATAAAGAGTGCGGGCGCAATGTTTGTCAAAACAGCGCGCTCGCTTGTGCTCCTATATTTGAAATAGACACAAAAAAAATAATTGAAAGGTATGTATATAATCCTTTAACAAAAGCCTTGGTTTGTGGTGGACTTGAGCCATTTGACAGTTGGGAAGAATTACAAGAGTTAATTTTTAATTTTAGACAAGAAAATAATGATGAAATTGTTATTTACACTGGCTACACAGAAGAAGAAATAGAAGATAAAGTTGAATGGTTAAAATTATATAGTCCAATTACTATTAAATATGGCAGATTCATTCCAAATCAAGAAAAACATTTTGACGAAATTTTAGGCGTAGATTTAGCAAGCTCAAATCAATACGCGAAGGAGTATTAAATATGTCATCATCAATGACAATTACAATTAATCAAGATAAAGCAGAAGTTGAACGTATTCGGCGCGCAGTGCGTGAAAATGATGGATATTGCCCATGCCAGTTAGAAAAAAACGAAAACACTCGTTGTATGTGTAAAAATTTTGTAAATAGCGAAGAAAGTGGCTGGTGTCACTGTGGCCTGTATTTTAAAACTATAAAATAAATTTTGACTTCCTTCGAAAAATATGTTATAATATTTATAGATAAAAAAGAGAAGGGAAAAGAACTATGACCAATCGAGAAAAGAGAATGTTTCGAGTAGCAAAAGAGATTTCAAAATTTTCTAACTTTAATGGGCCGCATATTGGCGCAGTAGTATGTGAAGGAAAGACTATAATCTCAACTGGTTATAATTCTTATAAGACTCGGCCTCTTCAACATCAATATAACATATATCGAGACTTTGAAGATTATGAAAACTCTATCCCCAGACAACACGCAGAAGTTGATGCTTTGAGTCGGCTTATTGGTAAAGAAGTTGATTGGAATAATGTGTCTATTTTTGTTTATAGAGAATTTAAAAATGGCGAACCAGGCTGTTGTCGACCGTGCGCGGCGTGTTCTCGTTTAATTAAAGATTTGGGTATTAGAAACATTTATTTTATTGATGAAGAAGGACGATATTGCAAGGAAAAGGTGCTTTAAATGAAATTTACCGATATTGTTTCAAATGTAAAAATTTATGATTTAGAAGAATCAATTATCGCAAGTGGCTATCCTATGAGAACTAAAGCTGGTAGGCGAGAAGTTGAGGAGAAAGATATTAATCGGGGCGAAAAGTTAGTTAGGGCTACCCTTGGCGGTAATACCGCACATCATTAGTTCTTAACAGGTATTAGGGTAAACTTTGATTTAACTTTTACAAATAAGGCGTGGGTTGAAGCCGAAAGATATAGATTCTTAGAATTTGTTTCAAGCCAATCAACAATGCACAGAATTACTAAATTCAATTTAGATAATCAGTATATTAAATATGTTGACCCACGAGTTATTAAAATTATGCAAGAGTTGGTTGATGCATACAACGAAAATCCAACTCCAGAAAATTACTTAAAGGTTCTTTATACAAATCCCGCAGGTTTTAAAATTACTGCGCGCATGACTACAAACTATAGAAGTTTAAGAAATATTTATATTCAAAGAAAGAATCATAGATTACCTGAATGGCGCGCGTTTTGTAAATGGATTGAAACCTTACCTTTTGCAAAAGAGTTTTTAACTAATATTAATCAAGAAGAGGAATAATTCCTCTTTTTATAGCCGTGTAGTTTAATGGTAAAACGCCGGTCTCTAATTAAAAATTGGACACCAAGAAGGGAAACCGCTTGTGTGAATCGTGTCAAATTCGGTAAAACTCTTTAGGAGAATACAATGGCAACAAAAATTTCACTTTTAAGTGACGAAGAATTTTAGAAAATAATTTATGAATCTTATTCCTATGCTGAATGTTGTAGAAAGATTGGATATAGTGATAAAGGAAGTCATGGCACAGATGCGATAAAGAAAAGATGTCAAGAACTTAACTTGTCTACTAGTCATTTTTCTAAGACCAAGGCAGCAAATAAAAGTAGCACAAAATATTCTTTAGATGATATATTGATTGAAAATTCTAATTATAAAAACATATCAAGATTAAAAACTCGACTAATCAATGAAAACAAACTTGAATATAAATGTGCTATATGTGGTAATACTGGAGAATGGAATAATAATCCCCTAGTTCTTCAATTAGACCATATTAATGGAAAACACAACGACCATCGTTTAGAAAATCTAAGATTCTTATGTCCTAACTGTCATTCTCAAACAGAAACATATTCTGGAAAAAATAAAAATAAAGACAATACCGAGCTAAATCAGTAAAAAACTGTAAATGTGTAGAGACTAAACGGCACGAACCTAAACCCAATTTGGGCATGGTTAAGATATAGTCCAGACTACAACACAAATAATTGTGGCCATGGTGACATGGAGTAGTATGAAAACCGTAATATCCTTCTGACGGAGGTTATCTGGGTTCGAATCCCAGCACGGCCGCCAATCAAATATTTTACTGGAGGACAGTCCAATGAGAGATGGTTTTGATGCCTCTAGTTTTCTAATACCCAAAGCATTCCATGATTTACCACTTTTTGGTGGAGGAGAAGGAAATGACGTTGGGTGGATGTTACTAGATCTTGCAACCTACTATAATGAACTTTTAGACAAATACTTACAAACTAATGATGACAGATATTTAAAAGTTTTAAATGCAATACTACCAAATCTAAGGAGAGAATTAGAAGATGAGTGATAATGTAATTCAGATGCCAAATACACAAGTAGAAGAAACAGAACAGCCAAATGTTCTTGAAAGTGCTTTTAATGCTATAACAGAAGCCGCGCCAGAGCTTCAAGGTATGGAAGGAGTAGCTGCTTTACTAGCAATGCCAGATAAAGAATTTTCTGTGCTCGCGCCGCTCGTGCTTGAGAATATGGAAAAATCTTTAAACAATGTTAGCGATAAACTAATTCTTGTTCAGGCACTAAATGCCAGTGGGGGCACTTCTGAGGACTTAATCGAAGCTTTTGCTAAACTAACCGATGAAATTGATAATCAGCTAACTACTCTAACACGTGCAAAGCGCGATTTCGTAAAACAGCTTATTGGTATGCTTTGTAATGCAATTGCAGATACAGAGGGTATTGCTAAAAAAATCATCCAAGTTCCTTTTGAGTTGTGTCATCCCAATGCTAAAATGCCTACCTATGCAAATGTAAACGATGCTGGTATGGATATTTATGCATTAGAAGATATCACAATTCATCCTGGTGAGACAATTATTGTTAAAACTGGGTTAAAATGCGCGATTCCTAAGGGCTATGAACTCCAAGTTCGTCCTAAGAGTGGTAGAGCTTATAAAACTAAAATGCGCATTGCAAATACTCCTGGTACAATTGATAGTGGCTATCGTGATGAAATTGGAGTAATTATTGATAATATCGAACCTAAGATTAAAGATATTACCTTTGAATCTGATTTAGTTGATGGTAAGCCTGAATACAAAATTACTTCCGTTCTCTTTGGCGAAGATATGCATATCGGAGAGGGCGAAAAATTTGCCCAATTAGTATTGAATGAAATTCCTAAGTGTGCGCCTTACCAAGTTGAAAGCGTCGCTGCTATTGAGAATGATGGTCGTGCAGGCGGATTTGGAAGTACGGGGTTAAAGTAATGAGTGAATTTTGGAAAGATAAAGATTATCATATGATAGGTAGTAGATGTAGTGGAAAAACTACTTCGCTACTTTATGCCGCAGAATTAAGAGGCATTAAAAATATAGTTATGGCTGAATCACAAGTAGGTAAATTAAAAGAACAAGAATTGGGGTATCCAGAAGGAACTTTTAATTTTATTAACTATAAAGATTTCGACCCTTTAACAATGAAAGAAGATTTTTTAATTGACGAAGTAGATAATTTTTTACATTATCTTTTTCGTGGATACAGAGGATTTACAATGTCCTCGCAAGAATATTAATTATTGAGGTAATTTAAATGGCGCGAATCCGATTAGAGGACATTCAATAGGAACTCGCGCGGGATGGCTGGAAGGTCATATCTGAAGAGTATGTCAATCTTGATACGGAAATGATATTTGAATGTAACGAAGGACATCGTGTTTATGCGCCGTGGAAAAAGATTAGACAGAAAAGAGTTTGTCCTATATGTCAACAAAATTTTGAAAAAAGAGAACAAACAATTATTCCAAAACCAAAAGATAAAAATCGTGTTCTAGCTTTAGACTAGGCAACAAAAATAACTGGGTGGTCAATATTTGACGGCGCGCAGTTAGTAAAATTTGGAACTTTTGAAACTTCTTTGAATGAAGAGATAGCAAGAGATAATGCAGTTAAGATATGGCTCATCTCAATGATTGAGAACTGGAAGCCAGACTACATTGGAATAGAAGGAATTTAGCTTTAGGAAAATAGTGAAGAGCGTAAGATGGGCGTTACAGTTTTTGAAACCCTTGCGCGCCTTCAAGGTATTCTAATGGAAACCGCCTATGAGCATAAAATTCCCTTTAAAATTTGCCCAACCAATACTTGGCGAGGGCATTGTGGAGTAAAAGGAAAATCTCGCAGTGATAAAAAACGTTCAATGCAACTTATAGCAAAAAGACTTTATGACATCACACTAACCGATGATGAAGCAGATGCAATTGGTATTGGTAAATATATAAGCGAGACTTGTGCAAAAGAAGTTTCAATTGAATCATGGGAATAAAAAAGAGAGGTATTTCTACCTCTCTTATTTTTTTATTTAACTTTATATGTCTCCCACACAAATCGGTCGGAGGGGTCAAAAGTATCCCATATAACTCCATCAATTATGCAAGTAATATGCCCATTCATTGTAACAAGATAAACACCTTGATTAAACTCTTCAGCGAATTCACCTACCGTCATTTTACCGCGGCAATCACATACTTTATCATATCGCCTACTCAAATACTAATCAATGTATAAAACCTCATCGGGCATAATTGCTTGAGACTGCGCGAAGTCACTTAATTTTTCATAAGTCTCATCCCAGGTGGCGCCCGTTGCGAGTGAAATTGCACGAACTGTACAATCATTAACTCTTCTTCCCAACGGGTTAGCATTATAGTAATGAAACATTATAATTTACTAAGCTTCTGTAAGTGACGGCGAATAGTCTCTTTTTCTTGAGGAGTTTCAGCAAATTCCATTGTAGATTCAACGAAGGTGCAAATTGCATACATTAGTTTCTCAATACCATCCTGTAGGCGCGCTTCGTCTCCTCCATGCATATAACGGTCACGACCATATTCATAACTTTCCGCGCCATCCATAATTCTATCCATATGGTCGCGCATTCTCATGTCCTGACCTCTATAGGTACCATAATTATTATATCCGCCTCTGTCATAGTCATCTCTGTAATTACCACCACGGCGGCCATAGTTGCCACCATCGCGATAGCCAGAATAATCTCTATAATCATCACGATATCTTGGCATATCATAACCTCCTTGTTCCATGGCTGCAATGGTAGACAAGTCTTTTCTTGCCTCTGCCAAAGCTTTAAAATTTTGTACAGTATTTGCGCTCAAACCTTTTTCGGCCATAGCCATTAGTTCTTTATCTAGAACTTCATTAATTTTTTTAACATCTAAAGCCATAACTCAACCTCCTTAACCAGTGGTTATAGGAAGGGCCAAGGCGTTGTTAGCACAACGGGAGCAAGGTAACTTTCCTAAGAGTTTAAATACACCATCTGCGATACCAGTGTTGACACAGACAGAATAGCGGGTTCGTCTATTAATCTAACAAGCATAAACTGTTGTACAATCACAGTTCACTAATGGATAAGTGGTAGCCGTATCTGCGCCAATAGTTATAGCAACTGGCGCTGTAATAGTAGTTGCATCGGGTAAATTCTGCGCGACAACTATGCAATATTTCTCTCCATCGCCATAACTGCCCGCAGGAATATTAATTAACAAAGTATTATCTGCAAAAGTAACTGATTCAGAAATTACCAGTCTTTTGCATAAAGTTTTAACATTCTGGCAACTCATAACATCTACCTCTCTAATAAAAGAGAGGGTATCAGCGTGATACCCTCTCAAAAATCACGCCGGAGCG